TCGAACAGATGTTCGAGTACAGTATGCCTATATGGATTTACATAGAGATTTAGAGGATTTGTTAGCAGTACCTAGCTTTTATAAGGACGCTAATTGTAAAGGCACTAATCAAGATGATTTTTTCCCAGACCGAGGAAGTTCAACAGTTATAGCAAAACAGATTTGTAGCGAATGCAAAGTTAGAGTAGAATGCTTAGAGTACGCAGTTGAAAGAAAAGAGCGTTTTGGTATCTGGGGAGGTAAATCAGAGCGAGAACGCAGAGCTATTCGAAGAGAAAGGCGTAACAATGAAAAAAAATCTAAGTGAGTTTATATTCCTAGATTTCGAAACAACAGGTAAAGATTTACTTGGTAGATACTATTTCGACAATAATGTTTCAAAACAAGACGCAGTACAAATAGCTTTAGTATGGTTTGAGGACGGAGAGTTCAAAAATGCGCATAGTTATATCAAACCACCAGATGCTTATTTTAATGAAAAATGGTCATTTGCTTCACCTAAACAAGAATTATGCATAAATGCACCAAGATTTACCAATTTGTTTCCAATACTAGTAGGCCTAATAGGAAAAAAGACTATAGTTGCACATAATGCACCATTTGATAAAAAAGTTATGGAAGATACTTTAGATTTATACAATCACCCTATGTTTACTAATGAATGGTTATGCACTAAAGAATTAGCTAAAGAGTATTTTCCTAAAGCAACTAAATGTTTTGATAGTTGTAAATCAAGATGTTCAGGTTTTACATTATCCCACATACATCACGAATTTGGTTTTGGTGATTATAAAGAGCACGACGCAGTTGCAGACACTATGGCAGTAGCAAATATATTTGAAGTTTTATACAAAGGCACAGAAAATCAAAAAAATTCAGATTGGCTTTTTGTCTAAAATATTTATTATGTAATAATTAAGTTACATAAGTGACCTCCTTATGTTGGTTATGTACGAAAGAGATAAGTCCGTCCTGCGAGGCGGACTCTCTTTCTAAATACCACACCCCTGTGTTATAGTTATAGAACCATGATAAGAAATTACATACTAGGAAAATTTAGATTTAAGTTAATAGGCGAAATTCAAGACGGTAAAGTTAAAACAGAAATGTATAAAGATAATCAATTAGTTGATATTTTTAATTTAACTTATAATGTAAATCCAGAAGAAGTAAGGCATAACATTATAAAATGGTATGCAGATAATTATTTAATCAAAGCACCTTCAAATACCATCTTCCAGAAACATAAGAGCTAAAGTTAATATTGTCGGCATCCACACCGACCTCCTCCCATCATCGGCTCTCTTCGGAGAGCTGTATCTAAAACAAGTACCTGTTAAAATCAATACATGAAATACAGACCATTACCAGAAAGTTTGACTATTCAAAAATCAGAAATAGATAACCTAGGATTATTTGCAACTAAAGAATTACAAGCAGATGTCAACATTGGTATTACTCATATTATTGATGCTGAAACTCATGAAGTAATTAGAACACCTCTTGGTGGATTTATTAACCATAGCGAAGAACCTAATTCAAGATTGTTACATTTAGCTAGAAATAGTTATTTAGTTCTTAATAGAGATATTAAAGCTGGAGAAGAAATAACTTTAAAATACACTATGTATGACCCAACGAAAGCTGAAAATGGCTAGAGTAGAGTGGGACCCAGAAAAAGAAACCTACAAAGAATTTAAACAAAGAAGAAGTAAGTCTCATGGTATATCTGGTATGGGACAAAAAAAGCGTGAAGGCACTGGAAAGATAAATAAATCAGCTTTAAGAGAAAAAGCATTAAAACGAGCAAACTATAGATGTGAGTGGCCAGAATGCGATACAACACAGTGGCTGGAGATGGCACACATTACTGGAATCGGAATGGGAGGCATGAATCGAAATATTTCGAACGATGAAGGTAATGTTGCTATTTTTTGTAAATACCATCATGATATTTTTGACGGTAAAACTATTACTGGAGCAAAAAGAGAGTACACTAAATTTGTAAGAGCATACTTGAGGAGATTTGTGTAATGCCTAGATATGAACATAAGTGTATAAAAGATACATGTGAATTCTTATTTGAAGTGACTTATAAAATAACTGAAGAGCCAAGCATTAATTGTCCTAAATGTGCTAGTCCAACAAAAAGGCAAGTATCATCAAATGTAATGTTTGAGACACCAATGGATGCAGAATGGAATGACGACCCAAGAACTCTAAGTCCTAAGTCTTTAGCACAACGACAAAAAGCAAGTAAGCAAAAGTATAGATGGTAGGAGAATATGGAATACAAATATATTTCTGAAGAAGACAAAAAACAAATTATTGAAGGTCAAGTGAAACAATTAGAAGCTAATCATTATAGTTTAGTTTTAGTAGAACCTTCACAATTACAATCTCCAGATGAACATTTAGTCTGGAAACAACAAGTTACTTCTATTGAGAAATCATTAGAAAGAATGCTTAAACATCAATCAAAACTAGAGAATGGCTAAATATGCACCGAAACTTCCAGGATTACATATTGCACAACAGAATGTTGCAGATAGTAAAGCTAGGTGGAAGATACTCTGTGCTGGCCGTCGTTTTGGCAAGACTAGGTTGGGCGTTCAACTTTGCATCGAAACTGCCTTGGCCGGTGGTCGAGCTTGGTGGGTTGCTCCTACTTTTGCTATTGCTCGTGTTGGTTGGAGAGCGTTAGAAAGTGCAGCGTTATCCTTTCCGAAAGAAATTGAACCTAAAATCTCTATCGCAAACATGGAAGTTCAATTCCCAAATGGTGGATTTATTGCTTGCAAATCTGCGGATAACCCACAAAGACTAAGAGGTGAAGGTCTAGACTTTATTGTTATTGATGAGGCAGCTTTCGTAAAACCAGAAGTTTGGCAAGAAGTATTACGTCCTACTCTTACTGAAAGAAAAGGTTCTGCATTGTTTATTAGTACTCCTTTAGGTATAGGTAATTGGTTTTATGATTTATGGCAACAAGCAGAAGATAGAGATGATTGGGATAGGTTTCATTTTTCAACATTAGACAATCCCTCTATTGACCCAGAAGAAGTTGAATCTGCTAAAGATGAAGTTGGTTCTATTGTATTTGCACAAGAATACATGGCTGAATTTATTGAAGCAGGACAGGGTTTATTTAAACAAGAATGGTTTAGTTATTTTGATGAAATGCCAGATGGTAATTATGTTGGTGGAGGACATAATGTTAACCCTAGAGATATGAGACATTTTGGTTCTTTAGATGTAGCAGTTACTACAGAAGAGAGAAGTGACTATACAGTAATAGTTAGTTGTGCAGAGGCTAACGGAAAAATATACATTGAAGATGTTGTTAGAAGAAAAATGGAATCACCAGATATTATTCCTGAAGCTAAAAGGATAGCTAGTAAAAATAATTGGTCACATATCTGTATTGAGAATCAAGGATTGTCAAAACCATTCATTCAAGAAGCAGGTAGGTCAGGTTTAAAAGTTAGAGAAATGAGAGCTGAGAAAGATAAAATAACCAAAAGTTTACCCTTATCGGCTAGGATGGAGTCAGGTGACATCTTGTTTAGGAAAGATGCGCCATGGTTAGCAGATTTAGAAAGAGAACTGCTGACGTTTCCTGTCGGTAAAAATGACGACATGGTAGACGCACTGGGTATGGCTGCCTCAACTCTTCAAGCAAGAAGAACTTGGGAAGCGTTTTAATACTGGGATAAACAATTGGAAGAGAAAAGCAGATTACAAAAAGCTTTAGATAACATAGTTCCTTCAAGGCGTAGGGAAGCTAAAGCACAATCAAATTTTAATCAATTATTTGGTAACGACGCATCCATATACGGATACAATACATCATCAGGTTTTTACGAATCAGACAAACTTAAAGAAATAGGCGATGGTTCTGGTAACTCTGCTGTTACAGCTTGCTTAAATGTTCTTGCGACTTCATTTGCTGAGCCACAACTACAAATTGTTAAAAGAGACCAAATATTTGGTGATAGAGAAGTTAATTATACTCATCCATTAGCAGAACTATTAAGAAGACCTAATCCTTTTATGTCTCACAATTTACTTTCTCATTATATAGTTTTGGCATTAAATACCGCAGGAGATGCATTCCTATTTAAAAACAAAAATGCAAGAGGTCAAGTTGTTGAACTTGTACCTTTGATGCCTCATTTAGTTCAAGTAAGAGGTACCGAACAAAAACTTATTACGCATTATGAATACTACACACATGGAAAAGGTGAGTATATAAAAATTGATGTTGAAGATATGGTGCACATCCGACAAGGAATAGACCCTAATGACCACAGAAGAGGACATGCTCCTCTTAAATCAGTACTAAGAGAAATCTTAGGAGACGAATCAGCTGGACAATTCACAACTGCTCTATTGAATAACATGGCTGTTCCAGGTGTTGTGTTAACACCAAGAACTGATGGCTATGGTGGTCCTACAAAAGAAGAAGCAGAATCAATATCTGCAATGTATAAAGAAAAATTTGGTGGTGCTAATAGAGGAGCACCTATGGTTTTATCTGGTGCAATGAACGTTGAAGTTGTATCTTTTACACCAGACCAAATGAGATTAGCTGAATTAAGAAGAATTCCTGAAGAGAGAGTATCTGCAGTTTTAGGTGTACCAGCTATTCTCGCTGGACTCGGAGCTGGATTGGATGCAGCCACTTTTAACAATACAAAAGAACTAAGAGAATTTTTTACAGAACAAAAACTTGTTCCAATGTGGAGAACAGTAGCTAATGAACTAACACATCAATTGTTAATACCTGACTTTAAAGACAAAAACTTAATGTGCGATTATGACATTCAATCAGTAAGAGCTTTGCAGACAGATGTAGATAATCTTTACAAAAGAGTAAACATGGGTGTATCTGGTGGTTGGATAACAATTGGTGAAGCTAGACAAGTTGTTGGCTTAAATGTTGATGATAAACATGACGTTTACTTAAGACCTTTAAATATGATTCAAATAGATGGAGATGGTAACGCAATATTGAATCAAATGCCAGAAGCTAATAGAGAGCAATCGAGACAAGAACAGTTACAAGCTGCTGATACAAATTTACAAACAGAACAAAAAGATATAGTAGGAACTGAACAAGGACTTCCAGAATCAACAAGACAACCAAGAATTGTAATGGATGATGAACCAAGAAGTGAAGAAAAGTATATTGCTAAAATGCCTAATGGTGCTTTCTGTGTTATAAGTCATGACACAAATAAAGTTATTAAATGTTTTGATACTAGAAAAGAAGCTGAAAACTTTTTAAAACGCAAACCTAAAAAAAATTATGATAATATTGAAGAACTAGGTGTAAGTTTAGAAGAAGCAGAAGTACTTATGGAATCACAATTTGAAATAGAACCAGAAAATAGTAAAGCTGCAAACCCTAAAGATGTTTTTGACAATCCGGGTGAAGCAATGAATAGGTCTAAAGAATTATCATGTGCTATTGGTGTTCATACTCATGAGGTAAATGGTAAAAAAGTTTTTATGCCTTGTAAATCACATGAAGAATATGAAGAAGCTATTAAGCCTAAAAAATCTGAAAAACCAAAAAAAGATAGAACAAACTTTCCAAGTCCAGGTGATGATAAGCAAGTAAGAATTTCTAATTCTAAATATAAACAATTTCCTTATGGTTACGCAAAAGACTTAAAAGAAAATTGGCCAGAAATTTGGAGACGTGGTGGTAATGGAGGTAACCCTCCAACTTCATTTACTGGTAATGATGCATTTTCAAGATGGACTAAATATCAATCAGGCGACAGAAGTGAATCAGTTTTGAATTGGGTTAGAAGAAGAGAAAGGTTTATGGGTAGACATCAAGGTAATACAAGACTTGCTGGAACTGTAGCAAATATTAAATGGGGTGGCGTTTCAAATATCGGTGTATCTGGAATGAAAAAAGTTATTAACGACCAAAAGAAAGTTGTTAGAGCAAGAAGAAAAGCTGCTGAAGAAATGGCAGATGAAATATTTGCTGAACAACTTGCTGAAACAAAAGCAGTATCTGCAAGAATTAGAAAATCTTTACAAAATAAAGTAAAAGAACATAATGCAAAAAATCCTAAGTACAGAGCTAATTTAAGAACTTTAACATCTGTATTTAACAGAGGTGTTGGTGCTTATAGAACTTCACCAGGTTCAGTTCGAGGTAACGTTACATCAGCTGACCAGTGGGGATTAGGCAGGGTTAACGGGTTTATACATGCTTTAAGAACTGGTAGATTTAAGAGAAAACCTTATGACCAAGATTTATTACCTAGCAATCATCCTTTAAGTTCTAAAAAATCAGGAGATATAGAAGGGAAAGCTTCTAGTGTCCGTGTAGGACAGTCAGTAAGTTGGTCTATAAATAAAGACCCTCAACCACCATCAACTGTACATGGAATTGTAGTTTCTGTAAATGGTGAAAAGAAAGAAGCAACAATGCAAGTGTGGGCAATAATGGAAGACGGAAGTCACAAAAAAACAGATAGAAAAGTGACAATGCCTATCTCAAAATTAAAAGTCATAAAACCAATTAAATAACACATTTTTATAAACGATATGTAATAATTCTTAATATAGCGTACCTTATTACTGTTAACAGGAGATAAAGGTAAATGTCTGAAAAAGAAGTTAAGAATATTGACCTCGAACTCAAATCTGAGACTGAGGGAAAAGTTTCTGCTGTTTTTTCTGTATTTAATTCACTTGACTCTGATGGAGATATAGTTCTTCCAGGGTCTATTAAATCAGGTTTCAAATCTGGTTCTGTACCAATGGTATGGGCTCATAAATGGGACATGCCAATCGGTAAAGGTTCAATCAAAAGTGATGGAGATAAAGCCACGTTTGAAGGTGAATTCTTTATGGATACAGATTCCGGCAAAGAAGCTTATAAGATAGTTAAAAATATGGCTGACATGCAACAATGGTCATTCGGCTATAGAGTAAATGATGCTGAACGAGGCAAAATTGGCGAAGGCGAAGAAGAAAAAGATGCTAGGTTTTTAAAAGACTTAACTGTTTTTGAAGTCTCACCAGTCCTTGTTGGAGCAAATCAAGATACTTATACAATGGCAATTAAGTCCAATGAAGAATTATTAAAAGAAATTGTTGGCGAAGAGAAAGGTGTTATGACAACTGAGTCAATGAATCAACCTGACCCTGAAGAAGAGCCACAAGAAGAAGAGAAATCTATAACTGTTGAAGAGTTATTAAAAAGCCCTGCAATGTATTTGAAAGAGCTTTACAAACTTAAAGAAGCAATTATAGAAACTCAAGAAGAGATTTCAGAAAATGCCCCTAAAGCATTTTCGGAACAAGTCAAAGATGTGCTTGCCGCATTAAACGACTTGATGGTACGAGCTACCGCCATAGCGATGTTGCGTGCCAAAGATGGAAGGAAGTTAGGCGAAAAAGCCACTGAAGCACTACGTGCAGTTCAAGAAGACTTACAAGATGCTTGGGTCGAATTAGACCAATTCATCGATAATGTAGGTGAAAACACTGTAGTGACTGAGGAAAGCGTTGACGTAGAAGAAGAACTACCAGCTGAAGACATAGAAGACATATCAGTAGAAGAACCTGCTGAAGAAGTAGAAGAATCTGAAGATGAATCTACTGAAGAAGTCGAGGTTGAGTCCCACCCAGAGACTGAACCAGTCGAAGCTGAAGATAACACTGAATCCGTTGACGAAGAGGCTGAAGCCTTATGGTTAGAGGCCCAGCAAAATATTGCTGAGTCATTGGATGCTGAATTAGAAGTAGAAGATAATATATAGGAGATATATAAACCATGAGTGAAGTAGCAAAGCTCAAAGAGCAAATTGCAAAATCTCGTGAAGACTTAAAAGCTGCTTTTGAGTCACAAGAAGACGGCAAGTACACTGCTGAAGCCAAAGAGAAAATCAAAGGCTACAACACAGAACTTGCTGGACTTGTTGATGATTTAAAAATCGAAGAAGCTAAAGTCAAAAACGAGAAAGCTTTAGAGGTTGAAAATGAGCCTGTAAATTCTATACCTAATCCAATGCCAGAGCAAAAAGGTCCACAAACAATTGGGGAACAGTTTGCTAATACAGATGCTTATAAAGGATATGTAGAAAAAGGCGTTAAAGGTGTAGATTCACAAGCTGAATTTAAAACAACTTTAAACACAACCGGTTATCCACCAGAGAGCTTAAGAGCTCCTGGAATCCTAGAGACCGCTCTTCGTAATCCAGACAGCGTTATTGGATTGTTTGACCAAATTCAAACTAACCAAAATGCTTATGTTTACTTAGAAGAGACAACATTCACAAACAATGCTGGTTCAATTGCTGAAGCAGGCGACATTAGTTCTGCTAATGAAGGTGCCTTAGCATTTACAGAAAGAACAGAATCCATCAGAAAGATGGCTACTTTCTTACCTGTAACTGACGAATTGTTAGCTGATGTTGCTGGAATTCAAGGATATGTCAACTCACGTTTATCAACAATGATGAAGTTGAACTTGGACAACCAATTAATTAATGGTAACGGAAGTGCTCCTAACTTAACTGGTGTATTAAACAAATCAGGTATTAATACCTTTGCATTTGGTTCTTACTCAGGTAAGTTAAGGAAAATCGGTCAAATATACCAAGCCATCACTGAAATCAGAAAAGATGCATTTGTAGAACCAGATTCTATAGTTATGCACCCATCTGATTGGTACGACATTGTTACAGAAGAAAGTTCTGTAGAAACAAGCGGTTCAAGAAACCCATTGTTTGTCGTTGCAGGTGGATTTGGTGCTGACGTTGCTCCAAAGATTTGGGGTCTTAACGTTGTACCTTCAACAGTTATTGCTGAAGGAACAATGCTAGTCGGTAAATTTGGCGGTGGCGACGCTGCTCAAGTAATCTTGAGAGAAGGTGTTGACCTAGCTGTTTCCGACAGCCACAGCGATTTCTTTGCAAAGAATCAATTGGCAATCAGATTGACAATGAGATTAGGATTTGCAATTTATCGTCCAACTGCATTCTGTACTATTACAGCAATGTAATTAGACATTTGGTTTTAATAAGGGCGGATTTGTATTCGCCCTTAAAACCAGAAGGAGATTTATGAAATATATAAACAAAGATACTGCCAAAGACCAAGTAGAGAGATTTGGTATGGTAGTTAGAGATTCAGATTTTTTTAAAAAGTCTGAAGAAATATTAAAAGATTTTATTATTAAAGAACCAAAAAAGGCAAAAAAAGTTTCTGATGAGAAGAAGGAAGTAGACAATGCCGAGGGGTAGACCTAAATCATACCGTATGGGTGGTAGGGTTAGACCTCGTAGAATGAAGAAGGGTGGAAGAGTAAGAGCAAGACGACGACCTAGGAGAAGATAAATTATGGGTTACGGCAAATATAAACCTAAGAAAGGACCTAAAAAACCAAAGAAGCGTGGGAAGTAGGTTAGGATAGATTATTATGTATACAATACCAGAACAAAATATTTATAAATTACCTGACGGTAAGATTTGGAAAGGTGTTCCAGCTGATTTACCATCAGCTCAAGCAGACTTGATTGCGAAAGCAGGTCACGAATACCCTACTGCATGGTTGAAAGAGCAAGGTGCAATAAAAGCTCCTGCTAAGAAAGCTCCTGCTAAGAAAGCAGAGCCAGCAAAAGCTAAAGCTCAAGAACCAGTAGAAAATAAAGCTGTCAAAGTAGAAAAAGAAGACAAGTAGTCAGGAGGTCTAACAATGGCTTTCTGTACAGCTGCTGATGTAGAAACCTTTGCGTTAATAGACTTTCACAGCGACTTAGAATCTCATTTAACTAACGAATTAATTCCTGTAGTTGAAGATGCTATTAGGGAATATCTTGGTTACTCAGTAGATTACGGTACACACACTGAGACTTTTTCAGGCAATCAAACTAGAGAATACTTCTTAGATGAACGACCTGTTTTTGGAGTCACATCTGTAGTGGAAGATGGAACTACTCTTGAATACGGAAATCAAAAAGATTTTTTATGGTATTCAAATGGACGTATTAGAAGAATAGGTTCTAGGTGGTCATTTTCACATCCAGATAACATAACTGTAAATTATACTGCTGGATATAACACTGGTGGTGGAACAGGGCCTGCATTACCTAATGCTTTTAGAGTAGTTACTGCTAGAGCTGCAGCAAGATTACTTGAATCTGCATTAGTTCTTTCTGCTCAACAAGAACCAAATGAGATAGTTGCTCAAAAACCTAGTGCTAGTCAAGTTGGTAACTTTACTGCTACAGACTCAGAATCTGTTGGAGATTATCAGATTAACTATGTAGGTAATATAGGTATGAATTCAGTAGCAATACTTTCAGGTGCAGACCTAAATATGTTAGGACAATACAAAAAAAGTTTCTTTATTTAGCTAAAATATAGGCTATGCCTATAAGAAAAGCACCAACACCAGAAGTAGCAAGAAAAATGTTTTTGCAATTTCCTAATAAAAAATTACAAGATTGGGCTGATGAATGGGGATGTACTGCTGAAAGAGTTAGGCAAATAAAGTTAGAATCTGGTGTAAAGTCTAAATATAAATTAGACATGAGCTTAGCAAAAAAGATATCAGAAGATATTGCATCTGGAAAACATACTCTAACTTCTTTAGAACTTTATGAAGACTTACCTATTGGTAGAGATGCTTTTATGACGTGGATGAGAAAAAACCCCGAAGTTGAATCTTTAATTACACAAGCACAAAATATAGCAAAAAGTAAAAAATTAAATCCTACTAGTAAAATATGTAAAAAATGTAATCAAAATAAAGACACTATTGAATTTAGTAAAAGTCAAAAATATGCCGATGGGTTAGTTCCGTATTGTGTTAATTGTTTAACTAAAAAAACTTCAAATGTTTTAAATGATAAAAAATTATGTTTATTGTGTAAAAAAGAAAAATCAAGAAGTTCTTTTACTCGTAATAGAAAGTATAAAGATGGACTTGTTCCTTTTTGCAAAATTTGTAAATCTAAATCAAGAAGAATAAAAAGAAGTATTGACAGTAAGGTCTCTGATACCATAAATTAGTAATTCAACTGTTAAAGTGTTGGTATGGTCGGAAAATTAACAACACGTTTATATACAGACACAATAAATGTTCAAACATTGGATGATTCTGCTTTAGATGAAAGAGGGTTAGAATCTAATTCATGGCAAACTGCTTTATCAAATGTCAAATGTCATATACAGGATTTAGGTAGTGTTGAAAACAGAAGTGGTCAAAATACTATACTTACAAATTTTATTATTAGTTGTCCTGGTGATGTAAACATAAAAGCAGATATGAGATTACAAGATACTGTTGATAATACAAAATATTATGAAATTGATGGTGTTAGAAAATCTTTAACAAGAGACAATAGAGTACTGGGGGTAATAGTAACTTGTCATAGATTCGACTAATGGCTTATAGACCTGGTCAATATGTTAAAGATTTCTTTAAATCCGGTGGTTTCTCACTTACCGATAAAAGCCCTAATTATGGCAAAGGTAAAATACCTTTATTTAAATCATTACGTAATCTTCCTAGAAAAGAATTACTTTATGCAGTAGGTTATAACTTATCTACACTAGGAGCATTTGGAGTTGATTTTGCTGCTTTGGGTTCTGTACCTTATTTAATTGGTCAATATTCTAATAACTTAAATGCTTTGAAAAAGAACCTTAGAAATCCTTCTAATGTTTTAGGTGGTCAAATACTTAGTCGTCAAAAATTATTAGGTGCAGCAAAAGTTATTGGTAAAGTAAGACCTCAAGTTACTTCTGCTCTTAGAACTAATACACCAATAGACAGAGCTACAAACATTGTTATAGGTAGAGAAACATCTGCATTACTAAAACAAGCTAGGTCTGTTGGTTCTGGTGGTATAGTAATGAGTTTAATTCAAGAAATAAATCCTAGCCGTATGGATAATACTCTTTTAAATCAAGCACAGATACCAGGAAAAGGCAACGTATTTATTGCATGGCGTAATAGAACATTTGCTGATGCATATACTCATGCTCCTAATCCTTTTACTGATAACCCAATTATGCAAGTAATGAGCAGAGATAAAAATAGAAAGAAAGTTGCTTCTAATATACGTCAAGGTAAAAAAGGAAGAAAAATATTTGAAGGTATTACATTTGAACAACCTTCAGAATTACCAATATCAATAGACAAAGTATTGTCAAAAATGGGTATTGCCGATACAGACATATTAGATAAAGGAATGGGAGGTACTCAGAAAAGACTTGCAAATGTTTTAGACAATGCAATTGCTAATCATAAATACCAAGATGACGCAAGAATTATGACCTTACCACAAAAAGCTCGAACTGAAATGATGCGTGAAGCAGAATATAATAAAGTTAATCAATTAATTGCTTTTACTCAGACACGTAATTATAAAGAGCTAGGAAGTCAAGGTACATTAGTTGCGCCAAGAAATCCTAAAGTAACAGAAACAGACCCATCAACTGGCGTAAGGAAAGCGACTAAAGAAGACAATATAAATATAAATACAATTACTGGTGGTGTTACAACATCTGAAATGAGAAAACAACAAGCTTTATTAAGAAACAATTTTTTAGCAAGTTTAAAACAAGATGCAGGAAGAAATGGAGCTGCACCCACACAATTATTTTTAAATGATGATGGCCTTAAGGAATTACAAAGATTTCTACAGGCATTTGGTCATATGGCATCTGAGCAAGTTCTTAAAGGAGTAAAAGGACCTGCTAATGCAGCTAGATATTTATCACAAGCAATTTTAACAATAAATGCAGATGTCATAGGTAAAGAAATTGTAGGTAGAGCTACAGAACGTGAAGCAATAAAAAGATTTTCTAAATGGTTAGTAAATAACGGATATCAAGAAACTGGTGGAATATTGGGAAGTATGATTAACTTTGATAGAGGAAGAAGTGAAATTTCTAAAGGAGCATTTGCAATAAGAACAAGTGAAGCAGTGACTATAAACTCTTTTAACAAAGCTGACCAAATTGCTAAATATATAGTTGGAACACCTAATGTTACTGAAGCTAGATTTAGGCCTGCTTCTGGACCTTTTTATGAATCTGAATATTTAAGAGAAGTAACAATGAATGCAAATAAACATAAAGGAGTTAAAGGTTTAAGAATGCACTCTACTAAATCTGGTGTAGTTACTGAGGGTATGGTCAATAATATTTATCATGCAGGTAAAGCTGCTTCTCCTACAACTATGGGTTTAGGTCATTCTATAGGTTATATAGACATTGTTACTGGTAAAGTCCCTGGAATAAGTGTAAGTTTTGATTCTAAAGGTAATCCTAAAGTTGCTACAAACCAAAAATTTAAAAACCAAATTGGAGGTACAAGTCGTGCATTTGCGAATGAAGGTGACACACTTTATGGAAAAGATGTATCTTGGTGGGATAAAAAAATAAAATCATTACATAATAATTACTCTAAAGTTGCAAGAACTACTCAAACACATGCATTATTAAATGCTGCAATAAAATCAAGAGGTTCTAAAAAACAAGGCGGTAATAAATTATTTAGAGATGCTGAAAAAGAAATTGCAAAACTTTTAGTAGGTATGCAAGACGATGATTTATTAGAGTATGTATTCGGTACTTTTGATTACACTATAAACGGAAAATCTGGTAAAAAAACTATAGAGAAAAGAGGATTATCTACATTTTCTAACCCTGCATTTGACAGTACTGCAAAAAAGAAAGGTGGTAGGTCTCAAAAAATGAGGACATCACATAACTATGTTCCTACAAGAATACAAATTCAAAAATCTATTCATATGCACAGAATGGAAAGAAAAGGTAAAAATGAAAATGATGGTACAGATTATTTATTTAGATATCAAGTATCTGCTGGTGGTATATCACCTAAGTCTAAAAAAGCAGATGGTATTAGAGACATATTTTCTATTGAGTTTGGTGGTCCTGCTCATGATAGAAACATGACTCTAGACCAAAGAACTGATGGTATGTTTTATTTAGCATCTAACTTTATGGGTAAAGCAGGAACTAGAGCAGCAGCTTTTTTTGGTATTTTTGATACAGGTGGTGGTTCTTTTACAGCAACTGCTGCAGGTAAAACTGGTACATTCAAAATGGTTAGTAGTGTTGAGGGTGTTTATCAAATAAGAAGCCCTTATGATATAGGTTCTTCTGACAAAGCTGGTGTAAAAGTTAGACGTAATTTAAAAAGAGAAGAACAACAACTTAAGAAAACTCGTAAAGATGGAGTTAGAAGAATACTTCAAATGGAAAAAGATTTTAAAGGTTTAATTCAAAATAAAAAAGGAACCATAAGAGGTTCAGACCATGCAAATGAAGCACGTATTGCCATGGGTAGAAGTTTAGCTTTATTTAGACAATCTGGTGCTGTAGGAACTGTAAGAGCTGAAGACGTGTTTCGAATGATGGACAATAATCAAAAAAGAGATTTAGGTATTGATGGACCAATGATAGATAGAGAAACTGGAAATATAATAATGAAAGATACAGACATTGATGGTGCAGGTAGAAGTATAGCTAACTTTGCAGAGGTAAATCAAAGTTCCGTTGGTTATTATGGTAAAAGAGAAAGAGTTCAACTAGGTGAATTATCTGGTCAACAAACAACTCCCGATACACTATATCAACACGGTAGTGGTAAATCACCTGGAGTTACAAAGTTTTATGGAACATTTTATCAAAACATGGCTAATGGAAGTATGGCTAGTGGAGAAATGCCTGTTTTAAATCTTAATGAAGGTGATATGAAAAATATGGTAAATATTTTTAAAAATCCTTTTACTGGAAAGATTGATTATAGACAAGCATCTAAATTTACAGGTATAGAACCTCAAGCAATTAGAGCACTAGGTACTAGAAATGAAGGTGATAGGATATTTTTAGAAAAATTTGGATTTGATTTAAGCATGAATCTAAATCCAGCTGATGACCCAAAAATTAAGGCAATATTAGAAGATAGTTGGGAAGGGTTTGTAAAAGCATTTAATTTAGCTAAAGCACATGGTGGTCCTTTTAGAGGTCCTAGAGGTGGTTATATAGCATTAAATGACCCTCGACATCCTATTAATGAATACAAAAGAATATTCTTAGGTAAAGATTTTATACATGGATTAAATTATGAATTGCAAAGAATTATGACACAAAGATTGACCCCTCTAATGAACAGTGTTGATACGCAAACAAAAAGTATTATAGAAAAAGCTATTTCAGAAGTTGCACGAAAAGAAACATTAAAGTTTCAAAATAGACACAATAGTATATTTTTTAAAAACATAAATGGTTTAGATAGTAGCGAAGGTCAATTTAGACAGTTACTTCAATCACAGGCTTACAGTGTAGAAAGGGCAAAAATCAATGCTGCAACTGCAACTCAATTTATTGCAAAAAGATACGCAGATAAAAAAAGAGTAGATAAAGATGTTATAAAACAGTTTTACAATGCAAATGCTGAAAAAATAAATTGGGAAGATGTTCATTCTGTAAATATTGTTTACTCTGTTGAAGATGCTGCTTACAAAGCACACATAATTGAAGAAGACTTTGAAACAGGTCGAAGAAAAGTAATTACAGAAAATAAATTTGTTTATGACAGTATAGATGGAACATCTAGACCATTTACTCAACTTGAATCAGATTTACAAGATTACTACGACCCAGGTGTACAAGCTTTTAGAGATTTTGCTACAGACCCTATGAGAGGCGCAGAAAAAATAGTAAGTACTAAACAAGGTTCAATAGGAGCAGTTCATAATGCACAACAATTAAGAGATAGACTTTTGGCAGATGATACTTTAATGGACTTATATGTTGGAAGACATGGAGCAGATGTAATTGATGATTTTATTAATGCATCGTCTGGAGGAGAGTTAAGAGACAAATTAACTAGTAGTGTTCAAGGAGCTGCTGCTGCATATGTCGATGATTTAACTATCAAAACAGTTAATACTACTGCTCCTCAATATGGAAAAAGTTACATTGAAGAACTTGGTGTTAAAAATGCTACTAGAGCAAAGTTATTAGAACAGGGTAACAAAAGAATAATGCGTGTAATTAGTAATTCAGAATCAATGCAACCATTTTATTTAGGTCAACTATTTTGGCAAGGTAGAAGGAATGTAAAAGGCAAGCCATTGAATGCGGTAAACCAACTAGCAATAATATTACATAATGGAACTAGGACTGGATATTTTAGAAATGACTATGACAGAGCTTTATTTCTAAAAGGCGTATATCACTACTCTATGAGCACCCCTATGCAAAAATCAGGTATAGCAGGCGATGGTGTCAAGTGGATTTATGGTGTAACACCTAAAAACTTAGATGGTATTAGGACACAAGAGAATATACCAGAATCATTTAAATTAATTGAAGGTGCTTTTTCACTATTTCCTTCTTTTAACTTAAATAAAAAAATGGTTAAATCTAATACTATTAAAGACGTAACATTTATGAGTTTGACTGATTATAAGAAACTACAAAAAGAAATTATGGATGCTACCCCTACAGCTGCACTTGGCTTAAGTGATGGAGGAGGAGTAATATTTAAAGATTCAGATGGTAATCCTATGTTTAAAATAACTCCTAGTTGGTAAAATAGTATTAATATAATATCATGCCAACCACAGGACAACCCGTACCACCAGACGCTGAAATTATATTCAGAAAATTTTTGCTTTCTAAAACACCTGTAACTGACTTACTTGGTACAAGAATATCTACTAGATTACCTAGAGATGCACAGTTACCATTTTTAGTATTTGTAAGAGCAGGTGGTATTTTAGTAAGGCCATCATCACAAGCCCATATACAATCAGCTATATTTCCTATAATTGCTTATGCAGGGCAATGGGGTAGTGATGGTACTAAAGCTAATCCTGATTATGGTGGTGCAATGAACTTAGCAAACGTAATTTTAAAAGAATGTTTTAATATGGAAAATGAATATATACAAACAGATGATTCTACAACTAGAGCAAAAATATACGGTATGGACATAATACAGATGCCAACAAGAGTTGAAGAAGTAGCTAGTGGTTTAGGTAGATACGACTTTTCTATAGGTATGACATATCGTGCAGTTTAATTTTTCAAAATACCACAAAAAACGTAAAGGTACTATACCATTTAACATTATGAGTAAAAAGATGAAAATAAAAGTAAGTCCTTTGTTTACAAAGGCTGACACAGTACGTGATACTGTGACAGGTATTACGTTCACAAGTAGCTCATGGGTTGAGGTTGATGTCAAAGATGGAGAAAGATTGTTAGAAAATAACATGGATATCTTCATTGCTGATGACGAATTAGTGGAAGACAATGAAGCTGGTTCGAATATTGGGGACGACAATGTAGATTCCTTGAAAGAGGATATCTTCGAAGATATAGTAACAGAAGAAGAGTAGCAGGAGTTAATTTATGCCTACATATACAAGCGGTGCCATTAATGAAGTATTAATCGGTACTGGTGTACTTTATGTGGCTGATAGAACAACATCTTCTCTCGCATTTCCAGGTGACAATTCAGGAGCTTGGGAAGCAGTAGATGCAGGAAAATGGCGAGATATCGGATATTCCGAAGACGGTTGGACACTCGAAATGGATAGAACATTCGAGGACATATTAGTCGCAGAAGAAGTAGACCCAATTAAGACAATTAAAACTGCTCAGGAAGCAAGACTTATGGGTGAGCTATCACAGGCTTCACTTAAAAACTTGTCAATAGCAATGGGACAAGCTGACGGTCACGTAAGTGAAAACGACAGCAACTTTGCAGCTGGATACGATGTAGTAATAGCACCAGATACTAACGAACATGCTGAGTTAGCTGGACTACTTATTACAGAAGGTCCTGCAGGTGCAGATAGGCACATTCAAATGCCTAGAATGGTATCTGTTGGTGCATTCTCAATGTCTCATGCAAAGGCACCACAAAAAGTGGTTATTGCGACTGAGTTTAAATTACTTGTTCCAGATGCAACATTTAGTGTTGGTAATGCTGGTGGAAAGTTTCAACTTTTCAGAATCGTTGATAATACAAACGATACAACAACATTTGATGTCAACTAATAGTTGATATAAGTATTAGATTACGAATAGGAGATAGGTCGGTATGGTCGACAAAAAATACAAGGATTTCGACGCAGCTGTAGCTGAAGCTGATGGCGAACCAATTAAATTTAAAATTGCAGGTAGTGAATATGAACTTCCTGGTCAATTACCAGCTCGTGTAGTTCTTACACAAATGAGATACATGGATGAATCCGGAGCGATGGATGCAAATCAATTACCAGTATGGCTTGAGTCATTAGTAGGTAAAGAAAATCTAGATGAAATGCTAGATGCAGGTGCAACATGGCCTCAACTTGATTCATTATTACAATTCTTATTAGAAGCATATAACATTTCTGATGAAGAAGACGCAGAAGTTGATTCAGAAGGTGAAGCAGACCCAAAAGCATAAACTTTTCTCTTAGCGACATAGTAGAGAGATGGAGTGGGGTAGAAGCGGATTACATTCGCTGGTATAAAATAGATAACCCATTAGATATTACATGGAGAAAATTCATGGTTTTATTGTCTGGATTGCCGTTTGATAAATCTATATTTCTTTCACCATTTTATGAAGCATACTTACAAGCTGAAGAAATGGATGATGTTGAAGGAGGTGATATAGATAGAATGTATTCTTCTTCAAGTTACAAAAAAGAATTAGACAGGAAAGCCGGTAGAAGCGGCAAACCACGTAGTAGAATATCTTTAGATAATTTTATTGCCCAGTCCGATGGGCTAGGGAATAAAAAAAACCTTAAAGATATTTCCAATGAAGAGTAAAACATGGCAGCAGTAGACGCATTTAAAGTACGTGCAGTAATCGAAGCAGGTTACGATAAGAATTCACTTAGACGTGCTAATAACGAAATAGCTACTTCTTTTAATTCACTTAGAACCAGAATGAGCAGGGTTGCTTCAGCAGCTCGTGCTTCACAAACAATTTTTATGACCACAGGTGCTGGTATTGTTGCAGCATTTGGTGCAGGTGCAATGGCAGCTGCTTCATTCGAAGAGCAATTTGTCAGAGTAAAGAAAACCTTAGACATAAAAGGTGAGACTGCTCAAATAGAAAAATCTTTTGATAATATAGGTAAAAAACTTCGTGACTTAACTAAACAATCACCTGTTACAACTGATGCAATTACAGAGATAGCTTCCGTTGGTGGTCAGTTAGGTGTTGCTGCTAGCGACATTGTAGCTTTTACAAATACAATACAAAAACTTACTGTAGCAACAAACTTATCTGCAGAAAATGCTTCTATGGCTATGTCCAGACTTCAAGAAATTACCGGAAGTACTGTAGATGAATTAGATAACTTAGGTTCTTCTCTTGTTGCTTTAGGTAACAACTTTGCTGCTCAAGAATCTGAAATAGTAAATGCTGCTATGCAAATAGCTACTTCTACTGCTCAGATACAGGGCGAAATGAATAATGCTGCTGTTGATGCATTAGCATTCTCAACTGCCTTAAGAGCTATAGGTCAGCCATCACAAGCTGGTGCTACTGCAATAGTGAGATTGATGTCAGAGCTTTCAGAAGCTATGGCTCAGGGTGGAGATAATCTTAAATTATTTGCTCAAGTTGCAAGAATGTCAGTTCCTGCTTTTGAGGAATTATACAGTTTAGATTCCAGTCAAGCTGTTGCTGCTTTTATAAAAGGACTAGATGATACAAGTAGTGTTGGTTTAACAAATATTACAGTACTTCAAAAACTAGGATTAGGACAGGTTAGAACACAAAAAGCTATATTAGCTTTAGCAAAAGCAAATGACACACTATACAATGCGTTAGAAACTGCAAACGTAGCTTATAGAGAAAACAATGCGTTAACAGAAGAAGCAGAAAGAAGATATGAAACTTTATTCTCAGAATTAGCAAAAGGTAAAAATATACTTAAAGCTGAGTTTATAGATTTTGGTTTAGATAAATTAGATGGCGCTAAAAAAATTGTTAAAGATTTAAATAACATATTATTTATAACAACTAGAACTGCTTTAAATTTAGCAGATAATTTTACTAGAACAATAATTCCTGTAATGGGTATTGTTGCAGCATTCAAATCTGTTAGAGCTTCAGTAACTGCAGCAGCTACAGACATGAGGATGTTTGCTACTCTTTCTGAAAGAGCAACTATTGCTGGTAAAACAATGGCTACTGCATATAATACTGGAGCAAAAGGTGCTGGTAGGTTTACTGCTTCAAATGTTTTAGCTTATAGTACAGGAGAAGATGGTACACAAATAGACCCAATGTTAGCAAGAGCAATGGCTCCTAGAAGTTTCATGAGTAACAGACTTGGACTTCCTTTTAATACTTTAGGTCCACAAGGCTTTAAAGAAAGATTAAGTAATCTTGGTATTGGTAGTAGTTTCTCTATGAGAGCTTTAGATACATTAGCTCAACCTCAATTAGTTGAACAAATATTTGGTGGACAAACTCCTCAATCTTTATTAATGAGTACAGATAAAGCAGAAGATGTTCAAATGACCGCTGCGGGTAGAAAGAAAATGGCTGCTCTTAGAAAGAGATTTTTAGCTGGTCAAATGAAAAAACCTGAATTTGAAACTAAGAAATCAGAACTTATGTCAAGTATGACCACTATGCGTGGTATGGAGAAAAGGTTTAAAGATGCTGCATTTTCTGAAGATTACTTTTCAAGATTTAGTAGAGAAACTATGTTTGGTGGAATCCAAACATTTAGACCAACTAGAATGGGTCAAGCTAGAGCAAGAGGTCAGTTACTAAGAGCTCAGGCTAGAACAGCTCCTCGTGAAGCTACTATTGCAGGGTTACGAGCATCTTCAAAGGGTCTTGAAAAATTAGAAGGTGTAAAGTTATTTGAAAAAACTATAAATAAAGCAAAAGTATTAGGTAAACAAATCACAACTATAAGTAATAAGTCTATGGCTATGGGTAAAAATATAAGACTTGGATTAACAGATGTATTTCAAAAAGCTACAGCTCAAGCTAAAAAATTTGGTAATCAATTTTCATTTATATTTAGAGGTTTACGTGAATTTGCAATGCTTTGGATTAATGGATTCAAAGATGGTATAAAAGGTTTAGCTTCTTCTTTTATGAAAGAATTTGGTTTTATATTTAGAGGACTTAGAGATTTTGCAAGACTATGGATTGATGGTTTTAAAGATGGAATAAAAGGTATAGGAAACTTCATGAGAAGAGAATTTGGATTTATCTTTAGGGGACTCAGAGATTTTGCAAGACTTTGGATTAACGGATTCAAAGATGGTATAGCACAATTATCTGCTCCAATTATGAAAGTTGCTGGACAATTAAGAGAAGGCATGGCTTTTGGAATGAAACAAGACCCATTATTTAGAATGTTTGACTCTAATGCTGTTAAGACCTATAACACTGCTGTTAAAGGAACTATTTCATTATTACAAAGACTACAAGCTAGTCAATTAGCTACTTTTGTTAAAGGTCGAGTTGGTGAAGGTGATGCAGCAATACCATCTTTAATGGGAAGAGTAAGAACTATGGGAAGTTCTATTGGAAGTAGAGTATCTGGTTTAAGACCTGAAGGTGGTTTCTTAGGTGCTGGACAAACACGAATAGCAAGCGCTATTAAAAAGCTTGAGGCTATGCAAGTCAAATCTCAAGCAAGAATTAACCAACGTCAAAAAATGTTTGATGAATTAGCTATCTTTAGACAAGACATGAAAAATAAAGGTGCTTTAACTTATAAACAAATTATTGACAATCAGATTAAATCATTACTAAAGAGAAATCAAGCTGAGACAGGTATAGACCCGGCAGGTCTTACAAAACGTCAAATGAGAAAATTTAGAGGAGCTGCACTTGGTGGAAGAATGGGTGCTTTTGAAGACCATATAGCAGAGCTTAGACATAGAGCAGAAACAACTAAAGATTTAACATTTGAAGAATTACAACTATTAGATGCTACTGATAAAGCAAGAGCTGGTATGGGCAGATTTACAAGTGCTCTAAAGGGAATGGCACTTGCAGCTGGTAAAGTTATAGTCCAGCTACTTGTATTTCAAGGAATATTTGCTCTTATAGCTAAATTAGGCGGTAGGTCTAGAGGTATAGAAGAGTTTGCTAATAGTTTAGGTACAGTATCTGAAAAATTAAGAGAAATACAAATGGAAACTGTTAAGCTTGACCAACTAACTGCTCCTGATGGACCATTGTCTTCAATAACTGATACAGCAACATTAGAAGCGGCAGAAAAGAAAATTAAAGATATTGGACTTCAATTAGAAAAAGCAAAAAGAAATGCTGCAGAGGAAATAGGTACATCATTCCTAAATGACATAATTATTGCAGGAACTGGTAATCAAGGGTCTATACTTGAAACATTAATAAAAGTAGAAGCAAGAAAATTTGGTAGAAGTCAAGAAATAATTAAAAAAGAAATTGGAAGTGCTATTGGTAACGTATTAATAGATGCAATTGACCCAGAAGTATTAAGAAAGAATGCTGGTAATTTACCTACTGTCGAAGATGTAATAAATTCTGTATTATTTTCTGAAAAGGATGTTGGCGGAGTAAATATACCTTCAGATATATTTTCTGGAGCTTCTTCTGCAATGTTAATTGCATTACAAGAACAGATGGGTAAAGAAGCAGCTGCTGTAGATTTAATTGACTTACTAGGTCTAACTGATATAGATGACCCAAATGTATTTCAAGAATTAACAAAAGATTTATCTCAATGGTACGCTAAAGTCGGATTTTTTGAAAATTTCTTTGGAGATTTAGGAACTGAACAAGAACTTGCAGTAGCAAATGTTACTAAAGGTTTATTAGATATATTTAAAGTAGATACTATAGATGAGCTTCCTTTTGATGCTAAAGACATTGCTAAATTTAGTTTAGATTTAACAAAAGCTATGTCTTCAGCTGAAGGTGTTATAGGAATGTCACTTGAAGGTATAAGAAATAATTTTAACAGTACTTTAAGTGAAAATTCTCAAATAGGTAAACAAGTTAAAGAGTTTATGAAAAATAGACTACAAGACTTTAGAGACACAGGAATAGTTACAGAAGCAGAAGTTAAAAGAGTTGGAAATAACTATCAAAAAATATCACAATTATATTTAGATGCTTACGATAGATTTACTAAGCAGTCAGAGTTAACATCTCAAAAATTACAAGAAGAACTTGGAATTACTGAATCTGCTGCATTACAATTAGCTGCTCGACTTGACCAAGCATTTAAAGAAGCAAGAAAATCATTAGTAGCTTTGACAGCTCCTTTACCTGAAGATGCTTTTGAAGACATGACAGCACTAGATGTTTTAATGAACACTATTAAAAAAGACGCACAACAAACTAGATTTGAACAAGTTACAGGAATGCTGGGTGACTTAGGTAAACCTGTCTTAGCAGCAGAACTTGCAAGAGTTGGTTCTGGTGGATTAGGCATGGCTGAAGAATTTTTAAATAATCCTGCATTAGCTGCTGCGCAAGAAATATATCTTAGAAGTTTAGGTGGTGCAGATTATGTATCTGAAATTGTACCAGATGAAGCAGAAGGTGCAGATGCAGCACGACTAGAAGAAATGGGATACGTTCTTGGTGAAAGGTCTGTTGAAGGAATTCTTCAAGGACTTAATGATAGGTCAGAAGAAGTATCTGAAGCATTTGCTAGCATATTAATGAAAGCTTTTGATGGAGCAGTAAAATTATTTATAATACGTTCTCCATCTCAGTTAATGAGGAAAGCAATTGGTCAACCTTTAATTGATGGTGTTATTGTTGGTATTGAAGATGGTGAAATAAAACTAAAAGACACCTTTAACAATGTACTTAAAAGAGCTACTAACCCTAAAGATATTACAAAGAATCTAGATTTAGTTGGAGATTATAAAGGTAGTAGCACAAACTATGGTGACTTAACAAATATTATTGCTTCTAATAGTCAGTTTGCTCCAAATGAATTTTTAGCTCAAGGGTTATTAAAATCACTGGGAACTGAAATGATGCAAAATCTTGATATGTTTGCAGAAAAATTATCTAAATCTTATGAAAAAGCAACTACAAGAATGCAAGAAGCATTCCAGATTATTACTAATGTTACTAGAGCTGAAAGAGCACAAACTAATCAAGCTAGAAATCTAGTAAAAGCAAAACAAGATTATGCTGCTGTTCTTAGAAGAGAATCAACATTAACCGATAGATTGACTAAAGCTAAAGAGAATTTAGTCAAACTTGAAGTTGAGGGAATGCAAGGAAATATTACTGCTGCAGAAAGAATAGGTGTTCTACAAAGAGAAATTGATTTAGCAGAAAGAAAACGTAGATTAGACAAAGAATTTACAGCAAGAGAAGCTTTAGATATACAAGCTCAAGAAAGAAAAGTTTCTGAACTTGGAAGAATGTTTAATCTAGGTATAGTTTCTGCATTACAACTTGAAGCAGAACAAGATGTTCTTAGAGACATGAAAGGAGAATTTAAAACTGATACAGAAAAAGAATTGTTCTTATTAGAGTACGCTGAAGCAATTGATGCTAAAGAAGAATATGAAAAAGAAATACTAGAAACTTCTCCAGAACTAGTGGCTGCTAGGGAAACATATATTGGGTTATTAGATGAACAAAAACTAATTCAACTAGACATTCAAGCTGGAGCTAATAGTATAGCTGAAGCAGAAGAAGCAGTAGCATCTGGTGTTTTAGCTGTAGAGGCAGCTTATGCAGAGTTTAAAGAAAAAGCACCTGAGTATCAAGAAGAAATAAAAGCTCTAGACACTGCTTTTGGTGGTGTAAATGAAAGGGTTGGAACACTTATAGACACAATAACAACTTTAGCTGCAGATGGAACTTTTGATTTTAGTGGACTAAAGACACAAATATCTGATGTGGTACAAGATTTATCAGAATTATTATTTTCTAAAGAATTAGATGAAATGATGGACATGGGTGGATTAGCTGACTTTACTAATATGTACATGAGTGCAGTTCAAGCTGTAACTGGTGGTACTCCATTTGAAGGTGCTTCTTTTGGTACTCTTATGAATCAAGGATTGCTCGGTATGACTAATAATCCAATACTTATGGATTTATATGAATCTCTAGGTGGTAGAGGTGGTAGAGAAATAACAAACTTGTCTAACATTGATAAATTTTCAGATTACATGATAGATTCAGGCAGAGTTAAAAACAGATTAAATAGACCAGAAGATTTACTTGCTGGAGATGGTTATGCAGGTATATTTGAAACATTAATTAATGCAATGGGTGTAGGAACAGTTAAAACTGATGATGGTCAATTAGCTTTTTCTATTGCAAATGCAGAATCTATAACCAAAGGTCTTAGTAAAGAACTTATGGCATCTGGTTTATTAGGTATGCAAGATAGTGCTTACAAACAATTATTAAACTTATTTTTAGAAGGAGAAGCTGCTTTAAGAGATGGTCCTATTAGAGATGAATTTTTTAATGATGACAATTTAGACCCTGATGGATTTGGTACTCCAGCTGGTAGTAACAATATAAATATAAATGTTGATTCTGGAAATGGTGGAGGGGGATTTGGTCTTCCTGATTGGCTTACTAATTTATTTAGTAATGATATTGGGGCATTTAATTATATACCTGGTGCACATATGGGAATGAGAGCTAAAGGATTTAAGATGGGTGGAAGAGTGCCTGACATGACACATATCAAACCTAAAAAATATGCAATGGGTGGTAGAGACAATATGATGAGAAGGGCTCTCGTTGGAGAGTATGGTCCTGAAGAAGTAAGGTTTGTTCCAGGTTCTGGTTTCTTAGTAAAACCACTAACTCACGGAGGACGTGGTAATAATACAATAGTAGAAAACTTATCAGTAAATGTTACTGGTGTACCAGCTGACCCATCACAAGCTAGAAAAGCTGCTGTCGAAATTAGAAAAGCTTTATCTAGATTAGATAGGGAAGGTAGTACAGGCGGTAGCGTGAGGAGAAATTAATGGCTTTTCAAGTACATATAGGTAGACTTTCAATGACTTCACCAGGTTCCCTACAGCATAGTGCAGGTTCTGATGGTAAAACACTAAGCATAGCTGGTGTTCTTGGTGGTAAAGAACATGATTTGTCACACGTTAAATATATTAGAGACCAACTTCAATCTATGGCTCAAATGGATGAACATGTTCCTTTTAGATATGATGGTGATTCAAGTTTAAATGGATATGTTAAAGTAGCTAGTGCATCTGTAGATGTTCAAAAATATTTATTAGGAAGTATTAGTTATACAGTAGAAATGGAATATGTTGGTAGAGAAGGTGATGTAATGTTTGAATCTAGACTAACTGGCTCTTTACTAGAAAATGATTTTAATGTTTCTGCAACTTCGGTAGAACAATTTCATGTACCTCCAGGAAATCATTACGCATACATTCATGCAGATGAGCCAACATCTAACACCAGAACTGCTAGAGATATAACTTCTACTAGTTCTACTGATACAACTACTTTATATTTAAAACAAGATGCTAGTTTAAGAAATAATAATGCTCAATATATTGTGGATATTGAAGATTATTACAAAGGAGCATGTCAAATATCTATGGGTACTCATTTAGAACACCCATCTCCAGTTATAAGTGGTGGTCCTTACAATGGTTCAACCGCTCATCTTACAAAAGGTACTGAAACAACAACTAACAGTATCATGTGTGGTAAAAATGCTAATTCATGGAATGTTGGAGATAGTCTTGTATTAGATAATGGAATTATAAAATTAGTTCTTGGAACAAGTGCAACTACAGCAACTGTAAGTAGTTACATATGGGATGTAAACCAATATGCTACACAACATGAATGGGTATTTAGTGAAGGCCTTATTTCATCTGGTAGTCAAAAAGGTAATGATTTTTCTGGATGGAGAAGAATTCAGATATTAGTAAATAAGCCAGAATTAGTAATAGTAAGATGTACTACATACAAAAATACTGATAAATCTGGAAGATTAGTAGTTGACTTTTCATTACGTAGAGGGTCACATTTTGCTACTGTTATTTCAAATTATGCAACATCTGGAACACAAATAAACTTTGGATTAGTAACTGCACCAACTACAGCTGCTGCAGATGGTACAATTACTAATGGTTATATGAAAGACGGAACATCAAGCCCTGAAGATGGTAATTTCTGGATAGTTGGTAGTACTGCCCAATTATCGACAGACACTAACTTAACAGAAAAAGGTATTATAACTAGAGCTTCTTCATCTGCTTCATTTCCATTTTTTTTAGGATACGAATTAGTAGACCCTGGTACTAGTCAACCTTTAGGTCACAATGACGCTGCTTCTTTATATAGTCAATATATAGATAATGTTAATGAACAGCAAAGGTTAATTAAAGCGTAATGTCAGTTACAGAAAAGTTGATGGCTCAAGGTGGTTTCAACGTTGCTTTAGATTTATCTTTAGTTCCAAATGCAATACTTAATGCAATACAACCTTTTGACCAAATAGTTATAACTAATGGAGAAGTAGAAACCCAAGACAGAGTAGACCAGGTTATATTACCTATGTCTGAATATGTCGGAGTAATTAGAACTTTATCATTGGAACCAGATGTAGCTTACATAGAAGGAGCTGGATTAAATTTTTACTTAGGAGATGATGAAAACAAAGGTATGCCTATTACTGATGCTGGTGCCTCTACTAGACCAAGAGATTATACAGGTGTTTCCTTAGAGTATTTTATAAACAATGATGATGGACAGCCTTATGGAATATTAAGACGTAATGATACTGGTACATTAAGAGGTGTGTTTCCCGGTACTATTACTGAAAAAACAATACAAGAAACTGACTTACTTTTAAATTTTGAAGGTTCTGATACAGACCAATTTACTACTGATGAAACAGATAGAAAACACAAAGTTGAATTTCATCAAAGTGCAGAAATATCTACTGACCAAAAGAAGTTTGGGAACACTAGTCTTAATCTTACTGAAAATACTAACGCACATTTAACTGTTAAATATAAACCAGATTTTGTTTTACATTCAGATGATTTTACTGTCGAATGGTGGGAGTACAGGTTAGCACCGTGATATTATGCCTCAATTTGATTTAGCAAACGCAACAGTAGACAATACCTTTATAGATAATCTTATTTATCCTGATGAAGGATTTGTACCATATGTATATGACGATAAATATCCTTTAGTAATTAGTAAAAGTTTAGCAGAGGGTTTAAAACCTCCAATGGACGATAAACTACATAATTCAACACACAATGCAAAAGGTGTTTGGTATCATCATGAAGACCCTTATAATGAAACCCAATTTACAAATGGTTCTAAAGAATATCAAAGAAGAGTTAATTACTTAAGTTCTAACACCGGTGTATCAGGTTCACGTATTCCATATAATCCTACTTTACATGGTAAACCTAATGGTACATTGACTGTTGGTATGGGAGCAACATTTCATCCTTATGGAATGACTTACGACCAGTTTTTTAATGCTTTTTATACTAATGGAATAGAAATTAATGGAACTACATATACATTCCCTGCTAGTTTTGATTCTGCTTTAGTAAATAATAATGGAGGTTATTGGCTAGACAATAACGGTACATTACAAACAGGTAAAGATTTACCTTTTAAATATACAGGTAACGATAGTTCTAATAGCAATCAAAGATACAGCTATTCACATGCAAGAGCACAATCTCTATGGTTATGTACTAAATCTGGTGGTTATGTAGCAGCAGTGAAAAGTGCTATGGCTGGACATGAAGATTGTTTTCCTTATGATACTACTTTAGCTCAAACACATTTTGAAATTATGGTAGCTATTGCTTATCACAGAGGTAACGCTGGATTTAGCAAATCTTTATTTGCACATTTTTATAAACAAAAAGATGGGACTGGTATTACTAATGCTAGTCAACTAGATGGTCAATACGGAGATATTGCTGCATCTTTAATGTTTTTTGCCTCTATCAGAAAAACTGGTGGTGGATTTTACATTAATTCTGGTATGGCTAATAGATATCAAAAACACATAAACAGGCTACTTAAAAATAGTTCAACTACAACTACACACTCTTTAGGAGACTTAGATGCAGAAAATAATAATAACTGGTACTCAGGCTTATCTATACCTACAAGTTTTTTAAACAAAAGACAATATCAAGTAGGACAACCTGGTAGCTCTACAGGTAATACTGGGAACTACAATGTTACTGGTAATCCTGGCGGAACATATACTGTATCAACATCACAAAACATACAAGATATAGTTGACGATATTATGTCTAGACCTAGTGTTGATTTTTGGACTGCTTCTGGTTGGGATTCTACTGATTATCCTGAGTACTATGCTGGTGACAGGTCTATAACTGAAACGGATGAAGGTGATGAAAATTACTATAAATTGACTGATACATACCAAGCAGTATTTTCTGAGTTTTGGCAAGATAGCAATTCTTTTTTTCATGGTAATACTTCTCTTGGTACAACACCTAGAACAGCAACTAAACATGGACCTGTTCTTGCACAAACTACTCATAACAGTTTACCTTCATTTATATTTGGGTTAAATACTAGCGGTGCTGGTACATCTAAAATTTATATAAGGTCATCTGAAATAGTTCCTGCTACAAATAGTGGAGTAACTAATGCTTTTGATATAGCAGATGGTGTTAGTTTAGGAACAATTAATTACGGACAATGGAATCACTTTGCAATTGTTCGTAAAGGTGTAGATTTTTATACATTTAAAAATGGAACTATGGTCAGTACTTTTCAATCAGATAAAAGTATTAAAGTGCCTACACCTGATTTAAAAAATTATGATGTTGCAGGAATGGACTTATCAATAGGTAAATCCCAAGGTGGTGACTATTTTCATGGATATATCGATGGATTAAAATGGACTAAAGGTGAAGGACAAATTAATATAGCTAACGATGGAACTGTTACATTTACTGTTCCTACTTCAGCTCCTACTGTAGAAACAACTCAAAATGCATATTATGGTAAACATCACATTGAAACTGTTAAAAGTGCAATGGATAAAATGACAACTCAATTAGATGTTGAGTACAAAATGAGAATAGGTACTTCTGCAGATGATACACCTAGACCAATTCCAGGTGGTACTAATCAAGGCAAGCTTTTAATAGATGTAGGACCTAGAGAAAATTTATTTTCTGGTCATAACTTAGACCCAACAGTATTAGTAGTAAGAGAAAATAGTGGTGACGACCCTTCGATAACTGGTTTAAATCCTTCTGCTATAAAGTCTTCTTTTGATGCTTCTGAATATGTATCAGTTGTTGAATATATTGCAGATTATGGCGATGGAAGTAAATATGATGCTTTAGATGTTATTGATGATAACAATCCATATAGAGGTCTTAATGGTGAAGAATTAGAAAGAGCAATATATGTAACAGAACCTGACCATCCATATATGACAAGGGAAGAAAGAGCCCTTGCATTTTTAAATGAACTTAAAAGAACAAAAAGAAGTATTAACTTAGATTTAGATTTTTACGACATACAAGGAGACTTTGAAGTAGGAGACAATATCTTTGTTTATGACCCTGATTTAGGTTTTGAAGATAACGATGACAAAGTAACAGAAGACCCTACAAGGACATCTAAATACGAAGTATCTTACCAAGGTCAATTTATAAACCCGGAAAAAATAAGAGTTACTTCAATTACATGGCCTGTTAAAGCTGGTTATGGTATTTACTTAAGAAGATTACGTTCTTCTTCATCTAATTTAGTTGAGTATGTTGACCTTACTCCTTATGTTAGTTTTGAAACTGCAGGTACAACCTTAGAAGTAGGTGACTTACCTTTAAAACTTGGGGATGATTTAAGGTTTAGTCAAGTAACAAGTGGTATAACTCTTGGAGATAAATTTTCTCAACCTAAAAGTGTTAGTAACTTAGCTTTAGTTTCTGGATTTTTAGAAGATGCTTTAGGAGTTGCAAGAGCTATTATTAAAGTCACTTGGGACACTCCTTTAAATACTGATGGAACAATTATTCAAAATGGAACTATGTATCGTATTAGATATAGAAAAGTTGCAAGTACAGACCCATATACTCAATTAACTGTTAATTGGGGAACTGAAGAATTTACAATAGAAGGACTAGATATTGCTACTAATTATGAAGTTGGAGTACAACCTGTAAATAGTAATGGTGACTTTAATGATTACGTATCTGCAACAATTACAACTGCTGTTGACTCTGATGCTCCTTCTAAGCCTGGGCCTGCTGATACAATAACACCGGGTGCTTTAAGAGTTCAAATAGTACATAGTTTAGGTAGAGCTGTTGATGACCAAGGACAAGCAGTTTCACCTGTAGTAGACTTCACATTACAAAATGATATAAATCATTTAAATGTTTATGTATCTACACAGACTGGTTTCTCTATTACAGGCATGGAACCCAAAGGTAAAATACCTGCTTCTGCTGGTAACATAAGAAATAATGTTCCTGTAGTTGGTGAAATAGCTTTAGAAAATGGTTCTTCACACTTCTTTAGATTTACAGCAGTAGATAATGCAGGTAACGAATCTGTTCCTTCTGACCAACAACAAGCAGCTGGAACTTTAGTTGATACTGCATTTATTTCTGATGCTGCAATTACAGAAGCTAAAATAAAGAACTTAGCTGTTACAACTGCAAAGATAACTGATGCTGCAATCACTAATGCAAAAATAGGAGATACTATCCAGTCAGATAATTACTCTGCAGGTAGTACAGGTTGGATAATAGAAAAACAAAAATCTGGTTACCCTAATGGTTTTGCTGAGTTTAGCGACATAGTAGCTAGAGGTAATATAACAGCTACAACAGGAACTATCGGTGGATGGACTGCTGCAAGTAATAAACTAACTGCAGGTAACTTAGAACTAGATGCTGGTAATACAACCATAAAGGGCAACTATTCAGCTGGTTCACAAGGTTTTATTCTAAACAATGATGGTACTGTAGAATTTAATAATGGAACGTTTAGAGGAGCTATAACTGGTGCTACAATAGATATAGGAAGTAATGCTTTTCAAGTAAACAGTAGTGGTCAATTACATATGGGTAATGCTGTTTTTGGAAGTTCTCCATTTAGAGTAGACACAGATGGAACATTAGTTGCATCTGGAGCAACAATAGCAGGTACTTTAAATATAAATGCTGGGTCAATACACATAGGATAATATGGCAAATTTTAATGTAGATACAAGCGGTAATCTCTGGATAGGAACAGGAGTTTCTGATAATTTTAGCACTGCTCAAAATGACTCAGATACAAAATTTTATGTAACAAGTGCAGGTGCAATATATGCTGTATCAGGACATATAGGAGGAATAGTAATTGATGCAGATGGAATGCAATCTTCAAATTATGACGCTTCTTCAGATACCGGTTGGAGGTTTGATAATAATACTGCTACTGTTTTTGCTTACAAAATAGATTTAAAAATAGAAGGTGGTGCAGCTGACCCACCTACAGTAGATACTCAAAAACTAGATATTGGTAGTGCAAGAATATATGAACATAGTAATGACTTAATTTTAGATGCTTCATCTACAAATAATCAAGTTAAAGTAAAAGACCAATTAACCTTAACTAAATCAGCTATCAGTGCTGGGAACATGCAACTTATGTTTGATGGTCTCGGTACTGGAGATGCTATGGGTTTTTGGCACGATAGTGATTTCCCTAATTCTAGCTCTGCACAAATGTATTGGATAAATCAATCAGGAAGTAGTGATTATAACAAAATTGCTTATGTTTCTACAGATGATGATTATTTTCATTTAGGTGTTGATGCTCCTGGAATAAAAACAGATTTTGCTGGTTCACCAACAATATATATTGATGGGCCAGGTAATTCATCATCTGATACAGCACAATTTAATATGATGATAAGACCACACGGTATTAAAGATAAAAATGGTTCTGATGGTAATAGTGGTGATATTTTACACAGTGATGGAACTCAAGTTTATTGGGCATCTTCTTCCGGTAATTCACACGCAGATAGTGACCATCACGATGAATTTTATACTGAATCAGAAGTAGATAGTTTTTTATCAGGAAAAGCTAACTCTTCTCATGGTACACATGTTAGCTATGGTGGAAATGGTAGTGCTTCAACTGTATCTAGGTCAGACCACTCTCACTCTGGTGGTGGTATTACAAGTGTTGGTATGGGCTCTAGTGGTACAGGTTTCTTAACAAGTGTTACAACAATAGGTAATGCAATAACATTAAATACAACTAATACAGACAATAGTACAATTCATGTAGGAAGTTTAGACCCTTCTTTTTCAACTTCAGATATAGGTAACAGTAATAGTGATAGATTTGCTGACATATATGCGGCTAATCATCATGGTGGTATATTTTATGGAACACTTATTAATTCATCTTCACAAAATGTAAAAGAAAATGTAGCTGAAAATACTTTAGGATTAGATTTTATAAATTCTATGGTTACAAAAGAATTTAACTATATAACTAAAGACCATAGTGATTTGAAATATACAGGTATGATTGCAGAAGATTTAAAAACTGTACTATCTGATAATTCTTGGGATGGTTATTACTTTGTAGAAGAAATAGGAAAAGATAAGTATCAATACTTTGATAGGTGTAGCCATGTAGTTGCTTGCAGTACAAGTGAATTAGAAAATGACTATTACTGTGAAGATGAATGTTGCGATGAATATTTTAAACACACAAACTCAAGAGGGGAAACTAGAAACTACTTACATCATACTGTAGAAGAGTGTGAAGAATATGAAGTAGATAGCAGTAGACACCCTCATATAAATTACTATCAATTTATAGGTCCATTAATAAAATCCATACAAGAACTAAGCACACAGATTTCAGATTTAACTGCTAGAATCGAGGTATTGGAGGGATAATGGAAGAATCACAAGAACCAAATGAGATAAAACCTTGGCAAATTGAATATAAATTTGTTAATGATGAATTTAAAAAAGATTATGTATTACAACGTATAGCAGCTGCTGAAAGAGCACATTTTGAGTTAATGGTAGACAGATTAGATGAAAATCATTCTGAATATATGGATTGGCTTGAAGCAGTAAATGTAATTATAGATGAAATAAATAGATTGAAAACAATATACAGGCAGTTAGGAGGAAGTTTCGGGTCTGAGTTTATAAATGGCTGATGTAACACATACCTCGACGACTCAAATGAGTGGAAGCCTTTCGGCTGACCACATATTAGATGGCTCTTACGGATTTACTACTAGCAATGCTACTGTCAAAATTGCATCAGTAGATGATAATTTATTTCTTGATGGTCAAACAATTATATCTGACGGTACATTTGTTATTGGAACAAATGCATCTAAAAAAGTTATATTTGCAACAGACTCAACTGCAGTAGCGCAATTTACAACTGATGGTGCTTTAGATTTATTATCAGGTAAGTTTCTTTTAAATGGTACTACAGGTAATGCTAATCAAATATTAAAAACAGATGGATTTGGTAATTTATCTTGGACAGACCAACCATCACAACAATATGCTTTTGGAAGTTTTACTATATCTGGTCAAGATACAGTACAAGCTGGCAATCTATCAGAAGCTTTAAATTTAGTTGCAGGCACAGGAATATCTCTTACTACTGACGCTAGTAATAACAGAATAACAATAACTGCTAGTGGTGGTGGTGTATCAGACGCTTTTAAAACAATAAACGCTGGTGGTACAGATATAGTAGCTGATAGTTCATCAGATACTCTTACATTAGTTGCAGGTTCAAATGTAACTATTAGTACAGATAGTTCAACAGATACTATTACTATTGCTGCTTCTACATCTGGAGATGCTAATCAAAATGCTTTTCAAAATGTTGCTGCAACTGGACAAAACACTATACAAGCAGGAAGTACAACTGATACTGTAACATTTGACTCTGAAGATGAAACAAATACAGATGCTAGATATGCAGATGATAGAGATAAAGTAACTTTAGAAACTGATACAGCAACAAATAAAATGATGCTTAAAAACAATATACCCAAAACTTTTTCAATGTCTAGTAAAGTACCAGTAGTAGCTCAAACAGGAACAAATACAGGAGTTCCGCTTAGAAATAAGTTTTACAATGTAACAACATCTGGAGTAAATAATATATCAGGTGGTGGAGCAAATTTAGGAGTTAGTACAAGAGCGCTAGAACTTACTAATAGTTCAGGAACTACCAGTGATGTTTTAATGCCTGCTAAATCGGATAACTCTACACTACAATTAAGTATATTAGATAGCTCTGGGTCAACGCATACAATAGATATGGATGTAGCAGAATAATGTCAGAAAAAACGCCAGTAAGAGTAAATTACGATAACGCAGGTAATGCGATTGGTTTTGCTGAACTACAAGGTTCAGAATTTATAGGTTTAGATGATGGTGGTACAGGTGCTACTACGGCTTCTGGTGCTAGAACTGCTTTAGGTATATCTATTGGTGTTAATGTTCAAGCCTATGATGCTGACTTAGCAGTAATTGCAGGTCTAACACATTCAGACGGAAAATTTATTGTTTCTAATGGCTCTGCTTGGACAACAGAAAGTGGTTCTACAGCAAGAGATTCTTTAGGACTTGGTACATCAAACTCTCCAACTTTTACTAACTTAACAATATCAAATGACTTAACAGTTACAGGTGACTTAACTGTACAAGGAGATACAACAACTATAAACACTGCAACAGTAAGTGTTGAAGATGTTTTAATGAAACTTGGTTCTGGAAACACTTCAGATGCAGTTGATTTAGGTTGGTATGGTGAATATAGAGAATCCTCAACAACAAAATATTTAGGTTTTACTTGGGATGCTTCTGTTGATAAATTTATTCTTTGGACAGGTAATCAAAGCGAACCAAATACATTAGTAGATACTGGAGCAACAGGACATGGAACTGGAACTCTTATAGCAAATATTGAAGGTAACCTTACTGGTAATGTAACAGGTACTGTATCAAGCTTATCTGGTCTAACAACATCAAACTTAGCTGAAGGAACAAATAAATACTATACAGACGAAAGAGTTGATGATAGAGTAAACGCTTTAATTATAGGTGGCGCTGGTGTAGATACAGCTTATGATGATAATGCTGGAACATTAACACTTACTGCAGATTTATCTGAAATAACAGAAGCGTTTACCGATAAAGTCGGTGGAATGGTTACTGGTGGTACAGAATCATTTATAGATGTTGCATATGACGACACAAATGACAGACTTAACTTCACAGTAGCAACTAAAGATGAAGATGATATGACATCTGATAGCGCTACTCATCTTCCAACACAACAATCTGTAAAAGCTTATGTAGACACAGAAACAGCAAACGTTGCTTCTGACACAATGACATTTACAAATAAAACCTTTGATGTTGAGGGAACTGGTAACAGCATATCTAACATTGATGTAGCAAATCTAAAATCTGGTGTACTTGATACTGACATATCTTCTGTTAGTGGTAGTGATGATACATTAGCTTCTGCAAAAGCAATTAAAACTTATGTTGATGCTCAAATAGATACAAAAGATGCTTTATCAGAATTATCTGGTGATTCAGATGATGTTACAGAAGGTTCAACAAATTTATATTTTACAAATACTAGAGCAAGAGGTGCTGTATCAGTAACTGATAGTGGAGGTGACGGTTCTTTAGCTTATGATTCAGGTACTGGTGTTATTACTTATACAGGTCCTTCACAAGCTGAAGTATTAGCTCATATCTCAGCAAGTACAGGAATAACTATTTCTGGTTCTGGTGCAATTGCTACAACAATAACTCAATATACAGATAGTGATGCTCAAGCAGTATCTATTAACAATTTAGTAGAAGATACAACTCCACAACTTGGTGGTAACTTAGATATTAATTCAAGCAATATTACAGGTACAGGAAACATTGATACAACTGGTGATATTACAATTACATCAACAAGTACTAGCTCATCTGCTGGACCTATAATTAATTTAGTTAGGGATAGTGCTTCACCTGCTGATGCAGATTACTTAGGACAAATAAAGTTTAAAGGTGAAGATGATGGTGGAGCTTCTACTGTTTATGCAAAAATAACTGGTAAGATTGATGACTCTTCTGCTGGTACTGAAGATGGACTTATTGAATTTGCTACTATAAAAAATGGTTCAAGCAATATAGCTGCAAGATTAAAAACTACAAACTTTCAATTATTAAATGGTACTGGCTTAGAAGTTGCTGGTAATGCAACAATTACTGGAGATTTGACAGTAAATGGAACTACAACAACAATTGATACTACTAACACAGTTGTAGCCGACACACTTATAGAACTTGGAAATGGTACTTCTGGAACACCTGCAAACGATTCTGGTTTAGTTATAGAAAGAGGAAGTGCTGATAATGCATTCATAGGATTTGATGAAAGCGAAGATAAATTTAAACTTGGTACAGGTTCATTCACAGGTGCTTCAACAGGGAACTTAACTATATCAACAGGAACTTTAATAGCCAATGTTGAAGGTAATATAACTGGTAGCTCTGGTTCTACAACTGGTAATGCTGCTACAGCAACTGCTTTAGCTTCTCCACAAAACTTTTCTTTAACTGGCGATATTACTGCAAGTGCTGTTAGCTTTGATGGTTCTGGTGCAGTAGCACTAGCAACAACAATAGCTTCTGGTGCTGTAGATAACGATATGCTTGCAGGTTCTATAGCTAACAGTAAGTTAGCAAACTCAAGCATAGTTGTAGGTGGAGTAACACTAAATCTAGGAGATACAGACACAACACCAGCTTTTGATTTGTCAGATGCTACTAATTATCCGACATCATCATTGACTGGAACAATAACGAATGCACAATTAGCTGGTTCGATAGCTAATACAAAACTATCTAATAGCACTGTATCTTACGGTGGAGTATCACTAGCGTTAGGTGCTTCTGATGCAACACCAGCTTTTGATTTAGCAGATGCTACAAACTACCCGACATCATCATTAACTGGAACAATTACAAATGCACAACTTGCTGGTTCTATTGCAAATTCAAAACTAGCAAATTCATCAATTACTGTTACCGATGGTTCTAACTCTACTGCTACAGCATTAGGTGGAACTATTACATTTTCAGGAACTTCTAATGAAGTAGAGGTTGCTGAAAGTTCAGGAACTATAACAGTAGGTTTACCTGCATCACCAGAGATAACTACTTCACTTGGTATAGGTGGTGGTTCTACAAATGGTGTAGTAATAGAACAGGGTGGCATAAAGATTAAGAATGGTGGTACACAATCATATATAGATTTTTATTGTGAATCAAATAATGCACATTATGCAAGATTACAGGCTCCTGCACATTCAAACTTTAGCGGAAATCCAGTAATTACATTACCAGCCTCAACACAGACATTAGTTGGTCAAAGTACTTCTGATACATTAACTAATAAGACTATTGATGCAAATGGGTCTGGTAATAACATAACCAACATAGATATTGGAAATATGACAAGTGCTGTAATAGTAACTGAAAGTGAAGGTATAGGTAGTAATGACAATGATACAACTCTTCCTACTTCAGCAGCAGTAAAAGATTTTGTTGATACAGAAGTAAATAGCTTAATAGATTCAGCACCGGGAGCATTAAACACTTTAAATGAATTAGCTGCGGCATTAGGTGATGATGCAAACTTTTCTACAACAGTTACAAACTCTATTGCTACAAAATTAGCAATATCAGATTTTACAAGCACTGCAAATACTTGGATAGGAACTAAAGATACAGATGATTTATCTGAAGGTTCGTCAAATCTTTATTACACAAATGCAAGAGTACAAAATTACTTATCTGGTGGTAATGGTATTACTATGTCTGGCTCTGGTGCTTTTTCAGTAGATGCAACAGCTATAACAGGACAAACAGCATTATCTGGCTCAGTTAATACAGGTAATGATTTAGTTTTACTTTATGACGATTCAAATACCGCTCTTAGAAAAGTAACTGTATCTACATTACTAGCTAGTGCTGGAGCTGGAAATATGAGCAGTTTTACTATATCAGGAGACAGTGGTTCAAGCCAAACTGTTGCTGACGGTGAAACTATTGATATTGCTGGTGGTGATGGTATATCTACTGTGGCTAGTGCAACAGATACTGTAACAATAAATGTTGATTCTACAGTTATTACCGGTCAAACAGCAGAAACCTCTATTGCAGATGATGACTTAATACTCTTATACGATACTTCAGCAACAGCACTAAGAAAGATGACTAAAGCTAACTTTGTTTCTGGTCTTTCTAGTGGAGTAAACGCTTTCAAAACTATTTCAGTATCTGGAGAAGATGATGTAGTAGCAGATAGTTCTACTGATAATTTAACTCTTGCAGCTGGTGCAAATATTACTTTATCTACAAACGCTTCTTCTGACACAGTTACTATTGCAGCAACTGGTGGTGCAGCAAATGCTTTCTCAACCTTAGCAGTTTCTGGACAATCAAATGTTGTAGCTGACGCAGCTACTGATACCTTAACTCTTGTAGCTGGTAGTGGAATGACTATAGCAACTGACGCAAGTGCAGACAGTATTACATTTACTTCATCTGGTGGTACCAGTGGTGGTGGTTCATTACCATTTACAGAATTTGATGGTTCAAATACTGCATCAGACCCAATAGTTTTAAGCTCTGCATCAACTGGTGGTTCATTACCTTTGACACTTGCTGGAACTGGTTCTGACCCAATAGCAATGAGTGCAACTACTCAAACACTAACTTCTTATGCTGACGCAGATGACGACACAAAGATTGAAGTAGAAAGAACTACAGATAACGATACAGTTCATGTTAAAGCTGGTGGTACTGATGTTATAACTGCTACAAGTTCTGGTGTAACAATAACAAACTTAACTGTTACTGGAACAACTACACAAGCTAACGAATTAAAAATTACGGATACTTTATTTGAATTAAACGCTGATGGTGGTTCATTAACTACAGATGCTGGAATGATTGTAGAAAGAGGTTCTACAGGAGCTAATGCAGCATTTATTTGGGATGAATCAGCTGATTCTTGGGTTGCAGGAACAACTACAACAGACGGTTCTGCTGCTGCAAATGTAAGTTATACATTAGGAGACTTACAAGCAAAAACTCAGAATCAAAGTGATAACTCAACTAAAGTAGCTACAACTGCTTATGTAGATACAGCAACTTCTGGTATAAGTTCAGACACAATTAAAGACGCTGATAACGATACAAAGATAGAAGTAGAAAACTCTGATGCAGATGAAGTAGTCATAACAACAGGTGGTCAAGAAAGAGCTAAAGTAAACAATAATATTTCTATGTCAGCTAGAGGTGGTTTCTTTACACATAACTTAACTATGCACGCATCAGAAACATACACAATTGCTTCAACAGAAGGTACTGTTGCTGCTGGTCCATTAGATATACAAGGAACAGTAGACTGTCAAGGAACATTGGTGATAGTATAATGGAATTTTTCTTTGGAATGTTTATAGGTGCTTTTTCAGTAGTTCTTGCAGGATTCGCTTTTTATATAACAAAAGACAGAAAATTAAGTAAAAAAGATTACAATAATTTTAATGGGAAAACTTTAGAAGACATGGTCGATTCAGAGTTTGACCCTGAAAATTATTTTATTAAACCAGAAGGCACAGCATGAGTCAAATACAAGTAGATACAATTAACGAATCAACATCTGGTAGTGGTGTAACTATTGATGGTGTATTGATAAAAGATGGTGATTTTACACAAGGTACTTGGACTTCAACTATACATTGGGAAGATAATTTAAGTCATACAGGAAACTCTGGTTGGGAAAACACAAATATAACTGGTAATTATATAAAAATAGGTAAACTTTATCAATGGTGGCTACCGCAAATTAATAATTCAAATATAGGAACTTCTAACACATTTCAAATTTATAAATTAACTTTACCTGCAACAAGTAGTTCAACAAATCAAAGCGTAAGTAGTGTAGGTGGATATGGACACAGGGTAAGATATAACACAACAACTTATGATAATTATTGTACAATGATTCAAACAAGTTCTAATAGCTCTGATGCAATAGTACAAGGTATGAGGGATGATGGCTCCACAGGTTTTTTACAAGTAAGACACGACATAAGTGGATATGCAATGTTATCTGGTTGGTTTATAGGAGCATAATGGAATACGAAATTTTGTCAGAATATAAGCATATAAATACAACAGATGAAAATGGACACAAAGCTATCTATACACCAGATATGGATGTGACTGGTGAAAGTCAAGAAATACAAAATTTAGCTAATGAACATTGGACACAAGAAGTAAAAGATTCTTGGGAAGCAAAAAAAGATGCTGAACACAAATTTGGTATAGCACCAGAGTGGAGCGAAGAATGAGTTTATTAAAAGTAGATACAATACAAGGTAGAAGTGGTACAACTATATCTATTGCTGATGGACATACATTAGCTGGGACTACACCAGGTAAAGTATTACAAATTGTTCAAGCACAAACCACAACACAAACTCACTCTACATCTACTAGTTATGCAGATACAACTTTAACTGCAAGTATTACTCCAAGTGCAACTGGTAGTAAAGTGTTAGTTTTGATTGCTCAAAGTTTTGATTTACAAAGTAACTCAACTCAAAATATTACTGCCGCTGTAAAACTTGTTAGAACTATTGGTGGCTCTGCTACTGATATATGGGAAAGTAGTACTATGATTAATTTTAATGCAGATTATGGAGCATTTGGATATGTGCAAACAACTGATGTTAGACCCATAATGTATTTAGATAGTCCATCAACAACTTCTGCTACTACTTATAAAACACAACAGAAAATAGTAGCTGCTAATACAAATTTATATGCACAAAATGGTAGTAAACCTAGTCAAATAATACTTTTAGAAATAGGTGAATAATGTCAATTAGTAAAATAGAAGCAATTTTAAGTTTAAAACCAAACGCTCAATTTGTTACAGTAGAAGATGAAATTACAGAGTGGCATAGTGAAGATATTACACAACCTACTGATGCAGAAATAACATCAGAACAAACTAGATTACAAACAGAATATGATACAAATGAGTATCAAAGAGATAGAGCATTAGCTTATCCTCAGATTTCAGAACAATTAGATAAACTATTCCATGATATAGATGATGGACTTTTAGGAGAAGATGCTAAGACAGGTTCTTTGTATCTTGCCTTAAAAGAAGTAAAAGACGACAATCCGAAACCGAGTGAATAATGGTTAGTCAAATAAAAGTAGATAGCGTATTAGAGTCATCATCTGGAAACGGTGTTACCGTAGATGGTGTTT